TTTTTAGCAACTTTCTTCGGTTGAGCCACAAACTGTTTACCCTTTGCCTTACCCTCTCGTTTGGCTCGGGTTGTAGCGCGATACTCAGAATCACTAAGAGCAGCAATAGCTTTAGCAGGTAGGTAACGTTCACCTGTTGCATTAGCCCCTTGTGTAGAGGGTTTACCACTCTTAGTTCTCCACTTCTGCTTACCCCAGTTTACTAAAGAACGTTGTGGAGCTTTCACGACTTGTACCCCCCACCCCTAGCTTTATAAACTCTTGCAAGCATCTGTGCCTTCCTAGCAGACCATTGACCTGCACCACCGCCTTTAGTGCCTGACTTGATTTGCTGAAATAAACTTTTACGCAATTTGGGCTTTGTGTAAACCCCTGCACTATTTACTGTACTCATGTCTGTCTGTTCCTTCTTACAAATGATCTAGCAGCCGCAACACTCCCAAACCCCCACTTCTTTAATGCCAACGCCTTCCTAGTAGGCTCACCCTTCTCATCCTTCATCGGACCTTTCATCCCTGCAAACCTAGCAGCAAAAGATACACGCCTTGGATTAGTTCCCTTAGGAACAGGAGGCTTGAGGTTCGCACCCTCCTTGCGTTTAAAATATTTTCTACCCTCTGGAGTTAACCCACCTGTAGAACTCTTGTGTATCTTCTTCATAACGAACCTTTCTGGAAAAAAATGTTTGTGGTTGACCCCTAGCAACAAAAGGTTGTTGAGTTTTGACCCCACCCCCCTACTCAGCGTTAATCTGTGTACACCACGTTGCAGACTATTCTAGGTCGATGGTCACATGTATGTCTCCTGCGATCTGTACTTGCGATCTATCTATAGGCTTGAAGCCTGCTCGGTCTAACAAATCTTTGCTTGCCTCTAGCTGTACATACTCTGATTTCGCATTGCCTGACAACTGTGAGATCTTACCGAGCGCCTTCGCAGCCTGCATTCCAAAAGCTTCCGACATTGCCTGCATAAGATACTGTTGCACATGGGGAGTTTTCATAGCTTTGTATGCCGACACTCTGCCGCTATTACCTTGAGCATACTCTGCCTCATGTGCAGCTTTAGTGAGGTTGCCGCCATTTGCTACAAACGCTTCAACTAAAAGTCTTTGCCTTCGTGTACATTGTCTCGGTTTTATATTAGCCATAAGTATCCTCTAGTAGCCCCCCTCTCCCTCTCTCCCCCCATTTATAACACTGTCTAAAAGGTCTTTGTCAACGCACAAACTGAGCCATTTTGCGCTTTTAGAGCTTCGCACATTCTTTTGCGCAAAACCGCGCTACTCATAAATCAAGCCGCGAAAGCGTCTTGACCGAAGGTGAGTATCGCATTGTCCGAGAATGGAGGGACATTGCGCTGTCCCTGCCAAACCACCCTATCGCATAATTGAATGAAATGATATTATGTGAGAGGGATTGGAACAACCACGAAGGACGGGGCAACCCTCTCTACGTCAGGTATCAAAAGTTCACAACCCCATAAAGGGGTCGAGCGCGCAAGCGCGTGTGAACTTCAAGCCGCGCCAAAAGCGCGATTGATACATGACAGAGGGTTTCTTTACCCCGTCCTTCTTTGGTCGGTCCAATCTGGGGCGGGGTTAGTGTAAATTAATTATATTGTAACAAGGATTATATATTATGACTATTTATCAAAACTGTTTAGATGAAGCGAACGCGAACGAAAACCCAATGTCAGACGTTGAACTGATAGCAGCTTTAACTGCATCAATGACTGATATTGAGAGTATCGACGGCAAGGCCGTTTATACGATCAATAGATTGGGAGGCTTGCAATACGCAGTATTGTCGGGAATCTGCAATTCTATTAACCGAAGAGTTAATAGTCAGTCTACTTACTGGATAACCACCAGTAACGGAAACGACTTGCATAAATGTGCAGGTATTAAACGCAGGCTTTCAGAGATAATGGTTTCTTTGACAGAGGCACAGAGTCAAGATACAGCCAACGAAATAACAGCCAACGAAATCAAGAGATTGCGACTTGAGGCCGACAGGCTGAAAGATGAGCAATCATGTGCAATGGAATTGTATACCGCGACACGCGGCATGATTGAGGAAATAACAGGTAAACCATTTAAGCCGTATAAACTCAACGAGACGCATGGCGAAGCACCTTCAAAGAAGGTTGATAGCAAAGCCATTAAAGCCGAGCTTGATGAAATCAAGAAGGCGATAGCAGCTTAGATTTGAGGGGGGTTGAAAGACCCCCCAAAAAATTTCGCTGCTTCGCAGCGATTGGCATAGTGCGTACCGCCATAGCGGTATCGCTTGCGCATTAATGATGCGCTACATAGCACCTTTAATTAATTGTGACTTGCTATTTTTTTCGCCCCTTCCTCGACAGTGGGGGTTGCAGCATGGTGTTATGTGTAGTATAGTTTTCTATACAAACTACATTTAAGTTTGAGTTTCATCACGGAGGTAGAGAAATGAAACTGTATAATGCATTCTTAAATTACATTGAAGAAGAAGGACTGTGGCCTGTGATAGCTACTATAATTGGTGGCTCTGGTTTGTTCTTCTGGTTTTTAATTATAATTTCCATCGTAACATGAGGAGAAGAATATGTTGGACTTTACTAATCCTACTTGGGATTTCCCAGTAGAACTACAAGAAACTTATGATCGCACTGGTCGTAAGATCGAAGGCAATCGTGTTGTTGTTCGCACTGATACTGGTGAACACATGAGTCGTGGACTTGGTGACAAGTACAAGATCATTACACACAGTGATGTAGTTAACAGCATCATGGACTCAATTGATGAAGCAGCTAATACTCTTGGTACTAGCTACGAAGAAAAGTTTCATCTTGTTGATGGTGGTCGCAAGCTACGAGGTGAGGTAAACTTTCCTGATCTTAAGATAGAACCGCAGCTTGATGACATCATTACATTTCGTATTCAGTTCTATAATTCATATGATGCTAGTTGGGCATTCCAACAACAAGCTGAAGGCTTGCGTCTTTGGTGTATGAATGGCTGCACTACACCACATACTGTAGCTAAGACTTGGGCAAAGCATACTACTAATGTATCTGTTCAATCATCGGCAGCTAAGATTCAAGCAGGTCTTGAGGCATTCAAAGACTCAGATAATTTGTTTAAGTCATACATTAATTACAAGATCAGTAATGATGATGCTGAAAGATTTATGAATGATGCTTTATGTAAAACAAAACAGCGTAGCAATCTAGCTTATCCACACTTTAACAAAAGCAGACGCGAAGATTTGCTTTGTATATGGGATAAGAATAGATCGTATGTTGGCGATAATCAGTGGGCATTGTATAACACATTGACTGAGTGGGCTACACATACGGATCACTTGGGTAGTCCAGAGAATGCTCGTCGTTTACGTGAGAATGAGATTGCAAAAGCAATGAGTTCAGACAGGTGGTATGACCTATGATTACAGTACAAGTTAAAAACATTGAGTCACTATTACAGTGGCTCAAGACTTGCCCACATGATTACGCAATATCATCAATGCAAGGTGGGTTTGTGCATGTAAAGTTTTTTATTTCAATGGAGGAAACTGTAGATTATGGACGAGAAAAAGCATTTAAAGATTGAGTGGTTAGCTAAAGAAGTATGCCCTTTGTTGGGTTGGCCTAGCCGTATTGAAGATATTGCTGACAAGCTAGAGGAATCTGGCTTGTTAACTAATCGTAAGACATTCATTGCAACAGCAACAAAGAACTGGGAAAAGTTTAATGGTGTTGTAATTGATGATGATTTTATTCCTGAGTATGGAGGTTTGTATGAAGATGGGTGATGATCGAGTTGCTATTTGGTATGTTAATCAACAGCTAGAAGACATAGCTAAAGAGCGTGGCAATCCTAGCCGCATGTATCGCAAGCTATTACAGTTTCAATTGCAGCTAGTAAAGATTGTTGAAGGCAATGCAGCGCATCGTAATATGGAGGAGTCTCAAAATGACATTCGAGAATGTTGATATGGAACTGGAAAAACATTTAAGTAAAGTGTTTGATAAAGTTATCTTTTCTAAAACACATTGGAAACATGCAAGTGATGTGTGTCATGAGTGTAGAGGTGAAGGCAAGGTTGAGCTAAGTGTATTCAAACCTCATGGTTTTAATCGTGATGTTGGGTATGAAGAATCTATTAAAGTTCCATGCGAAACTTGCGATGGTGAAGGGAGGATTGTTATTGAAATAGATTTCTA